GCAGAAACACACGGCGGACAGCATCAAGTCGCTTGAAGGCTACGACTGCGCGTGGGTTGAGGAGGCGCAGAGCCTAAGCCAGCGCAGTCTCGATCTCCTACGCCCGACGATGCGAAAGGGCGGGTCCGAGCTTTGGTTTACCTGGAACCCGAAACAGGCGAGTGATCCGGTCGACGCGCTACTCCGCGGCGAAGTTCCTCCGCCCGACTCGATCATCCGAGAGGTGAACTACACGGATAACCCGTGGTTCCCGGATGAGCTGAAGGCGGAGATGGAATACGACCGCTCCCGCGACCCCGAGAAGTACAGCCACGTCTGGATGGGGTCGTATCTGACCAACAGCGAGGCGCGCGTGTTCCGCAACTGGCGCATCGAGGAGTTCGAGGCCCCGCCAGACGCCATACACCGGCTTGGGGCGGACTGGGGCTTCGCAGTCGACCCTACGGTGCTGGTGCGCTGCTACATCGCTGGGAGGACGTTGTACGTCGATTACGAGGCATATATGGTCGGCTGCGAGATCACGTCGACGCCCGATCTGTTTATGACGGTGCCGGACGCCGAGCGCTGGCCGATCGTCGCGGACTCGGCGCGTCCCGAGACCATCAGCCACATGCGGCGGCACGGCTTCCCGAAGATTCTGCCTGCGGTGAAGGGGCCGAAGTCGGTCGAGGAAGGCATCGAGTGGCTGAAGAGCTTCGATATCGTCGTTCACCCGCGCTGCCAGCATCTGATCGACGAACTGTCGCTCTACAGCTACAAGACGGACAAGTTGACAGGCATGGTCTTACCTGCTCTCGCCGACCGCGACAATCACTGCATTGATGCGTTACGATATGCGCTCGAGGGCGTGCGCCGGGCGAAGGTCTCAGCCACGCCCGCCGTGGTGACGCCGATTCCGATAGCCAACCGATGGTGACCGAATGGTCCGAATGACAAAGAGCGAGCGTCTCGACAAGCTCCACCAGGATGCAATGTCGCAGTTCGACGACATCCAGTCGGCGCTTCGTGACGAGCGGCTGCAATGCTTGCAGGATCGGCGCTTCTACAGCATCAGCGGCGCGCAATGGGAAGGCCCGCTCGGTTACCAGTTCGAGAACAAGCCGCGCTTTGAGGTCAACAAGGTTCACTTAGCGGTCATCCGTATCATCAACGAGTACCGCAACAGCCGCGTCACCGTCGACTTTGTTGCCAAGGACGGCGCGATCAATGATCGCCTTGCCGACACGTGCGACATGCTCTTCCGTGCGGACGAGCAGGATAGCGTCGCAAACGAGGCGTACGACAACGCCTTCGAGGAGGCGGTCGGCGGCGGCTTCGGCGCCTGGCGGCTGCGGACCTGCTACGAGGATGAGTACGACCCCGAGAACGAACACCAGCGCATCATGATCGAGCCGATCTATGACGCTGACTCGTCCGTTTTCTTTGACCTCGACTCCAAGCGCCAGGACAAGGCGGACGCCAAGCACTGCTTCGTCGTGTCGTCCATGACACGCAAGGCGTACAAGGCGCAGTACGGCGACAGTCCGTCCGACTGGCCGAAGGAGATCCAGCAGACGGAGTTCGACTGGGATACGCCCGACGTGGTGTATGTCGCCGAGTACTACGTCGTCGAGGAAGTGTCCGAGCTGTTGCGCATGTGGCGTGACATCGGCGGCAACGAGGAGCGCTACACGCAAGCCGACTTTGACGCGGACGAGGAGCTGGAAGCAACGCTGCTCGCCATCGGCTCGACCGAGGTACGTCAGCGGCGCATCAAGAAGCGGCGCGTTCACAAGTACATTCTCTCCGGCGGACGCGTGCTCGAGGACTGCGGCTACATCGCAGGAACGTGCATTCCGATCGTGCCGGTCTTCGGCAAGCGCTGGTTTGTTGATAACGTCGAGCGCTGCATGGGCCACGTCCGCCTGGCGAAGGACGCGCAGCGGCTCAAGAACATGCAGCTCTCCAAGCTCGGCGAAATCTCGGCGCTCTCGAGTGTCGAGAAGCCGATCATGGTGCCGGAGCAGGTCGCAGGTCATCAGATCCAGTGGGCTGAGGATAACCTCAAGAATTATCCTTACCTGCTCATCAACCCGATCACGACGCCCGACGGCAGCCAACAGGCAGTCGGTCCCGTCGCTTATACCCGTAGTCCGGCAATTCCGCCCGCGATGGCCGCGCTCTTGCAGCTCACCGAAGTGGATATGCAGGACATCCTCGGCAACCAGGGCGAGGGCGACAAGATCGTCTCGAACATCTCGGGCAAAGCTATCGAGATGATCCAGCAGCGGCTGGATAACCAGACGTTTATTTACGTCTCGAACTTCGCTAAGGCGATGAAGCGCTGCGGCGAGATTTGGCTCTCGATGGCGCAGGAGGTCTACGTCGAGGAGGACCGCGCCATGAAGGGCGTCGATTCCGCCAACGAGATGCAGCAGGTCGTTCTCATGCGCCCGCGGGTGGACGAGGAGACGGGGCGTCTCGAGCTCGACAACGACTTGTCCCGCGCCAAGTTCGACGTGGTGGCGGATGTCGGCCCGTCCAGCTCCAGCCAGAAGGCGGCAACCGTGCGCGCCCTTACCGGCATGATGTCGATCACGTCCGACCCCGAGACGCAGCAGGTCTTGCAAGCGCTCTCGATGATGAACATGGAAGCCGATGGCATCGCCGACGTGCGCGACTTCTTCCGCAAGCGCCTGGTCAGCATGGGCGTCGTCAAGCCGACCGAGACCGAGCTTGAGGAGATGGCGGCGCTCGCAGGTCAGGAACAGCCGACCGACCCCAACGCGATCTACCTGCAAGCCGCAGCCGAGGAGGCGGTAGCCAAGGCGGAAAAGGCGCGCGCGGACGTGCTCAACACCATCGCCGACGCCGAGCTGACGCAGGCCAAGACGGCGACGGAGCTGGCAAAGCTGCAAGGCGTAGCGCCCTCCCCTGCTCCTGCAATGCCTTCCGAACGCTCGCCTGCGATCATGTTGGCGGTAGGGGAGGGGCCGGACATGGAGAAGGAAGAGGACGAGGAGGACGAAATCGAACGCGAGAAGCGGCTACTCGAGCTCGAGAACTTGCGCATCGACACCGCCATGAAGTTCAACGCGGCACAACGCGCGGCAGGCGAGATGGTCGAGATGAGCGAGCAGATGCGAGAGCTGAAAGCGGCGGAGGAGTTCCTTAGCGACGCCGCTAAGCAGCTCGTGAGCGCCAGCGATGAGATCCAGTCGGCGATCAAGTCGCTCGTCGAGTCGAACAAGAAGAACGCAGAGGCCGCGATTGCGGCAATATCCAAACCGAAGCGCATTGTGCGCGACAAGGGCCGAATCGTCGGCGTTGAGGTGGGCTGATGGCAACAAGCGCCTGGAATAAATTTAACGACTTCAGCGAACAGCTCGTGCGTGGCGTTCACGACTTTGACGCTAACACGTTCAAGGTCGTGCTCACGAACAGCGCGCCAACGGCGGCTAACACCATCCTGACCGACATCACGCAGATCGCGAACGGCGGCGGCTACACGACCGGCGGCGAGACGACGACGATCACGATCGCCGAAGTGTCGGGCACGACGACGGTGAGCGGCACCGAGATCGTATGGACGGGCTCAGGCGCAGGCTTCGGCCCGTTCCGCTACGCCGTGCTGTACAACGACAGTTCAACGTCTCCCGCGGATGCGCTGATCGCTTGGTTCGACTACGGCAGCCCCGGCATCACGCTGGTCGGCGCAGGCGAGACCTTCACGCTGAAGTTCAACAACGCCTCGCCGGGCACCATGTTCACGTTGGTTTAAGCGATGCTGACACCACAAGAAGCTCAAGCCATCAACGCGCTGATCGTCGCAGATCCAGCGCTGTCGTCTCAGCCGCAGACATCGGACGGCGCATACGCCATCGCGGTCGCGCTCAACACGCCGAGCGAGGCGGGTTACAAGCCGATCACCGTGGGCGCTGCGATGCTCTGGGCAGCGGGCGGTCCTCGCGTGCGCATTCAGGCGGCGGCGACCGACAGCCAACAGCCAGAGGCGGTGCAGGCGAGCTGCCAGGTGTTCCTCGACCTGATCGTGAGCGGTTCCGAGGCGCTGATTCACACGGAAGAGCAGGCGATATTGCAGGCGTTCAGCGGCTGGGTCGTGACGGGCGTCATTACGCAAGCCGAATACGACGCCATCTACGGCGCCAGCGGGCTTGCCGCGGCGCTGCTCTCTCGCTCCGTGGTCGCCATCGGGCGGGACGTTAGCTATCAAGACGTTATGCAGGCGAGGGCGAGCTAATGGCTACTGCAACAACCAATTACAGCAGCAATGCCAACATTACGATGGAGCTTGCAAACCTTGGCAGCTCCGCGACGTTCGTTGCAGGACGAGAGTCAACCCAGATCAGCAATACCACAGATAAATACGTTGACGTTTTAGTTAGCGGGTTTGTCTCTGTTGGTACGACACCGACGGCAAATACTTCCATTCTGGTCTACGTTTACGGTGCGGACACGTCTGTCGCTACGACTCCTCTTGATACCAACCTTGATGGTGCCGATAGCGCGCTAACTTTGACCAACACGGGCATTCTTAACGCACTACGTCTTGGGGCGAGCATTGCTGTTCCTTCGGCCGCTAGTGATATCAAGTACCCCGTCCTTCCGTTCTCTGTTGCTGCCCTTTTTGGCGGTTCGATGCCTAAGTTCTGGGGCTTGTACGTTGCGCACAACACGGGCGTGAACTTGCGCAACAACACGGTTAACACCAACTCGTTTGAGTACGTCGGCATCAAGTACGACATCGCATGATTATTCTGCCGAAGGTCAATCAGAGCCAGCCGAGCACGCGCAGTCTCTCTGGCTCGCATCTCACTGAGGGATTGACCGCGCTCGTCAACGCGGCGGGCGGTATCGAGCCGATCAACCTGTCGAACAGCAACCGGACGCTGATCCAAGGTACGGTTGATTTCTCGGTTGTTGAGTCTAAGACGACGTGGCGCGTCAGGCAGCAGGCGGCGGATGGCGCGGTCACGGCGCCGACGACCTCGAACGCCACCAACCTCTCATTCCTGATCCAGTACCATCCGCTCAGTCTTGCGACGACCGCAAACGGTCGAGGCGTCGTTCAGTGGGCGCAAACAGCGCTCAACACGGGCGGACCCCGAATTGCGTTAAACCAAACGACGGCGGGTGATCTTCGCGTCTACTGGGGCGGCGCTTATCGTTTTACGTGGACGGGCGGCGCCGCGGTTGGCAAAACGCAGACCGTGCTGGTCACTATTTCCGGCAACGACGTTGCGTTTTATGCCAACGGCGCGTTCATCAACAGCACGTCGAACGCACCAACCAACGCCGGCACCCGATTGTATTTCGGAAACGCATTCCCGCAGTCGTTCGACGGCCATTTCGCGATGGGCGCCGTTTGGGAACGCGCCATCTCGCCCGTTGAGGCGCTGGCGCTAACGTCGAATCCTTGGCAGCTTTTCCAGTCGCAACGGACGCGCTTCCCGCTTGATGCGGCTGCCGTCACCGCCTACTCGCTCGACACCACGCCCGGCACCTACAACATCACCGGCAGCTCGCCGTCGCTTCTGCTCGGCCGCGCGCTGGATACGACGCCCGGTGACTATGACATCACGGGCAGCTCGCCCTCGCTCCTGCTGGGGCGCGCTCTCGACACGACGCCCGGCGATTACGACATCACCGGCTCGCCCGTCGATCTCGAGAAGGCGACCGCGGGGCAGTTCGTACTGCAAACGACGCCGGGCGCGTACAACATCACCGGCTTCCCCGTTGAGCTGATCGCCAACATCACGCAGCTTGCAGGCGGCGGACCCGGCAAGACGGCCAAGCGCCGCGGCTGGGCGAACGAGCGCGCCAGGTTCGAGGAGTCGCTGCGCACCGAGGAGGTGGCAGAGCAGGTCAAGGCGGCGCAGCGCGTGCTGAAGAAGGCGCAGTCTGAATCGGCGCAGCGACTTGGCGAGCTGGTAACGGAGTACGAGGCCGCCCGCGCATCGCTTGATGAGCTGCGCGAGCAGGTCGCACGCATCGAACGCGAGTCGCGCATTCGTGAGGAGGTCGAGGTCGCCTCGAAGGTCGTCGAGATCTTCGCCCGCGAGGAGGAGGAGATCATCGCCATTCTCGAGATCATCGACGAGATGGACTCGCGCGCATTGCTTGCCGCTGTCGGG